GTCGCCGCTGTAACTGGCAGCAGCCACAGTCAGCGGGCCACTGCTGTCAAGATTGATAGACAGGCCGACTAAATGACGGCTGCATGGCTTGGCGTCGTCTATCAGCCGCTCCAGCTCTTGATACATCTCTTCGGTAATACCGGTTTCCAATACACCTACATCAAGGCGAAAGGTGCCGGGGGTTTCGTTGGTCTTCCACCACTCGATCACCTCGATGAGATAGCCCAGCGGTTCAACCACCCGTCGGATTGCGCCAATGGTGCCTTTATGTTTATGGACGTACTGCGAGGACTTCACCACTGAGCGCTTAGTGGCTTCCGGCCAGCTTTCATCCCAGCGATCAACCGACCACGCCCACGCCAGATAGGGCAGTAACGGCAGCGGGCACAGGTCAGCATTCCATAACTGGCGTAGTGGCACTGGCACCTTCCCCAACTGGGCGCAGGCTTGTGCGGCGGCGATTTCCAACGGGGATGATCCGGCCGGTAGCAGGCGGTTATTCATCAGTTCCCCCGACCGTCAGCACGGCACTGGTGCAGTAAGCTGCTTTTGTGTTGTCCAGTACCACGTCAGCCAGCGGCGCATTCAACTCGACGCGCTGCACCCCTTCAACATGCAGCGCGGCATAAATCGCGGAAGTCCGAATATCCCGACCGAGGCGGCGTTGGGTATTAATATAGATTTCCAGTCGGGCCTGCGCGGCGGCACGTACCGGTTCGGCTTCCGGCCCCGGATAGATATAGAGCACCGCGTCAATCTGGTAATCCACAATCGCCGCTGATTGCACGGTGACGCGGTCAGCCACCGGTCGCATGTCCTCGTCATTCAGGGCGGCGCGGACGATGTCGAGTAACTCCGGCGAGGCTTCGCCATTTCCGGCCCGCGCCAGCACGGTGACAGTGACACAGGCCGGTGACGGACTCAGCGCCGAGGCATCAGCCACCCGTCCGTCAGCACTGCGGGCGTGGGCTTCATAGGCTCCGGTTGGCCCGGCGACACTCAGGGCTTCAAAGGCTTGCGGAATACGCAGACGAAAATCGGCGTCAGACTCCATCACCGCCGCCACTGGCGGAATGGCATTATTATTGGCCGGAATGATAACCAAGCGGCTGACGTTATTATTGGCTGCCAACTGGTCTAAGTCGCTACTGTTGGCATAGGCCACCATCACCGCCTGTGCTGCCTCGTTAACCCGCTGGCGCAATACCAGCTCACGGTACGCATTTTCCTGCAATAGCTTGACTAAAGGCTCAGATTCTAACGATAAGGTGCGCATGATGGCCTCCTGTTCATCGGCCGGATACAGGGCGGTGAGTTCCGCCTTGCGTTCAGCCAGTAGGGTTTCATAATCCAGCGCTTCCACTGCCAGCGGGGCGGGCAGTTGTGACAGGTCGATGGTGCTCACGCATTACCTCCTACTGCGATAGCCAGATTAAAGGTATCAGCCAAATCAGTGCGCTGGCCGTGAAGCTCAAGTGTCATCTTGCCCGCTTTCGGCTCATTCAATATCACGCGGGTAAGTACCACACGCGGCTCCCAACGCATGATCGCGCTGTAGGCCGCTGACATGGCTTTCAATCGCAACAGCGGGTTTTGTGGGTCGTCAATCAGATCAGACAGCAATGAGCCATAGGCACGACGCATACATCGCGTAGTGATCGGGGTGGTCACGATATCGGTTATCGACTGGGTAATATGCTCCATGTCGGTAATGCGTCGCCCGGTCTGGGCGTTCATGCCTAAATACATCATGTGTTTGGCCCGTTGGTGTTACTGCCACCGCGCTGCACGCCGCCGTGGTCGTGGCTATCAATCACCACCCCATTGGATGAGAACGCACCGCCAGAGTGTTGAATATTGCCGGACATCTCACCGCCATCGGTCACATTCAAAGTGGCCGTTTTCAGATGTTGGGTGCACTCCACAATGGGTGTATCCAGTGTGATTTTGACCGAGGCGCTACAGGTGATTTCTGGTGCGGTGGCGTTGATGGATTCACCCGCATCAAGGACTGCCGTTTTAATGCCGCTGGCTTTCAGTGCGCCGGTGTCAGCGTTATATTCAATCACTGCGCCGTCGGAGTGGGTGGTGTGCTGGGTGTTGGCGGTATTAATCGGTGTCGCTGCACTGTTTTGATACAGGGACGCAATGATCACACCGGCGGACAGTTCACCGCCAGCAGCCAGAATAATCACCTGCTCCCCCTCGGTCGGCGGCCACCATGTTTTAGCGGTACCGGCACGGCGGACAGACCACGGCAGCCAGTCGGTCAGTAATTCACCGCAGCGCACGCGGGCCTTGGGCGGATCGAGAGTTAAATTCACCTGTTCCACGATACCGAAACGGATCAGATTCATTATCAGGCGATAGATTTCGGCGTGGGTCATGGCGGTCAATACTCGTTATTCAGCGTAACGGTATTGTTTACGCGCGCGGGCAGGGGCACAACGCGCGGCAGTTGTAGGGGGACTGTGACAACTTTTAGCGAGAAATTTCGGCAGGTTTAACGAATACAGCGGGCGAATAACGCAGTCATGCGTTGATAGCGGCAATGGTAGCCATCAATATTGGCCTGAATCCATTCATCGGGGTTGATGCCAGCGAAGGAGATTTGAAAGCCGCAATTGATAATAATGTGTTCGAAAAGCAACCGCTGCGCCCGGCCATTACCTTCACGGAAAGGATGGATAACATTAAGATCAGAATAGTACTCAGCCAGTTTTACCATCAGCGAGTCATAGGGCAGACCAACCAGATAATTTTCTTGCGCCAGTTGGTTAAACAGTCGGTTGGCTTCAGGTGTAATACGATTGATATTGCAAAATCGGGTGGTGCCTTTGGAGATATCAATGGTGCGCAGCTCTCCGGCCCAATGATAAATATCGCCAAACAAGGCTTGGTGCAGTGCGCACCAGTAGCGCAAATCATAGGGGGGCGGGCTAAATTCGATCTCCATAATCGCCAGCTCGGAAAAATCTTTTTCCATCTCAATAAATTGGTCATCATCAGTAATGCCGAATTTATTAATTAACACCTGACTGTTCGGATAGGTATAAGGATCTGGGCCGTCACCGTATTTATCGCTGTTCACCGCGAACTCGGCTGGCTTTTGGTGGCGTATTTATTCATCAGGCTTTGCTTCAGTTTAGCCCTTTCGTTCTTTGAGGTTGGCAAGGTTTGATTGGTACTGTTCAAGCCTTCCAAACGCATACTTTGGCGATAGTTTTCTAACTTCACACGGTCGAAGTATTGTTTTTTCTCAGCCAGACTCGTCATTACATTAGCCATTACCCTCTCCGGTAGTGCATATAGACATGCAGATAAAACAAATATACGCGATCCAGCGGAGTTTTTCATCCCAGCGTAATGTTAGCCACGGGCGATAAAGTCAAACACTTGGCCGAGCACATTATCACTGTCTTTTTTGGTGATGCCGAGCAATTGACGGGCGGGGTAATCCGCTTTCACATACGGGTTAACCTGGTCGGTGCCGCCGTACTGGTGTATCTGGGCAATTTTAGCCGCGACACCGGTATAACCGGCACCGGCAGAATCGGGCATGGCTTGAAGGCGCAGAAAGGTGGCATTGCGTAAGCGGCGAAACATCGGCTGCTTTTTACTGGTGCGCTTGGTGGTGGCTTCAGCTTCCACCGATAAAAACCGATCAATATCCACGCGGTTAAAGGTGCGGATAGCGTTACGGTCGTTATCCCAGCCGGTTATCTGGCGCTTATTGCCCGCCCAGTTTTTCAGGTCGCGCACCGAGCCTTGATAAATAAAGCGCAGGCGCTTTTGCACCGTTTTGACGCTGTCTTTTCGCTTGATATACGGCGAGCCGTCGGCGTTTAATTGCTGGCGAATACGTTGTTGCTGACCACGGCGCAGAGTGATGGAAATATCCCGGCTCAGCTTGTGCCGCGCGCCCGATTTCCCGCGATTGATCAGGTGCTGTAAATACTGTTCAAGTTCCTGAAATTCGTTATCCATAGAGCCTCTTTCCGTTTGTGGCCAACACAGATATGTCTGTGCTCAGCCCGCCCAAGGAGTGTTGGCGGCGGCCCGTTCCCAGCTATCCAATATATCGCCGCGCGGGTTGTCCGGTTCGCTGGGTTCATCAAGGTGAGTCAAGACCAGTTGATTATCGATATCACTTACCCTGACTGCCTCAGTCAACTCAATGTGCAGCACAATATCGGCGGTGGCGTTATTGAGAATATCCGCCTCAAAGGTAAAACCGGTTTTGCGCCGGTCGGGATTGAAAATCAAATCCGGCTGATGGCGGTGTATCCACAGCATCGCGGGCAACGTGACCGTATCCATGCTGTAGGGGTAATCCATCACGATAACGTGCAGGGTATAGCGGTATTCGAATGACAGGGATTTTTGCCCAGTGGCGACTACCGTACCTTTATCCAGCCAGATAGCCAGCTTGTCGGGATTCTCGCGCAGATAAGGCACCGCCTGACTGAGCGCGGTACGCAGTAGACTAGGTTTTAACATCGGGCGTTCCTTGTTGACAGGCCAGCACCATATCGACCTGCGCCGCGCAGGCGTGTAAAGCCGCTTCTAACTGGTCGATATCGTCGCTCAAATCGCCGTTAGTTTGCGGCTCTGTTGCTGGAAACTGGCAAGATGTGACTTTCGGACAACCATTGACGGTAATCTGCGGCCCCAGTGATGGCGGGGCGTCGACGCAGCCGGATAATATCATCAGGCAGGGGAGTATCAGCCCAGCGGCGTAACGTTTCATTTTCACGGTATAACCTCTTGATTTGGCTATTACGTTGCGCCAACAGCTGATCGGCGCTGGCGACCTGTTGGCGCAATTGTGCCTGTGCCTGATTATTGGCATTGGCGGTCAGTGCCAGGGCGATCAACTGGCCGCTTTTACTGGCCGAATCGGCCGCTTGCTGGTCAATCAATGTCTGACGGGACTCGGCTAACCGGTGGGTCTGTACGCCACTGATAACCAGTAACGCGCCGACAATCGGCCAGACCAACGACGCTGCATTGAAAATTGGCATAGTGTCAGCCCGGATATTGACGGGCGGGCAATTGAAAATGCGGGCCGTCTTTAAAGGTTGTCCAGTTACCGCCCCATTCCACAGCGATCCCCAGTTCGGCGGCGGCCTGTTTCACCGCCTCTGCCATCGGGCGGAAATATTGCCATTCCCAACTCACTTTGCCATTCGGCAGCGGCACAATATCCACCGCGTGGCCGGTTAAGTGACGACTGTTCAGTGTTTGACTGGCACCGGCTTTAACCAGTTGGCGCTGGCGCTCCAAGGTGCGGCGACCCTCAATTACTTTAAAATCAAGCGGAGTGAGTTCCAGCGCGCGGCGTACCACCTTGACCAAATCAGGATGCACGCCGATCAGATTGCTTTCGCTGGCTTTGCCGAAAATAAACTTATTGTTTGGCATCAGGGGTTCCCGCCTTTTTATTCACGATTTTAAACACCAACTCACGGATGGCTTGCAAGCCGATCAGCCCTATCAGGCAACTGATAAAGATTTCCACTTTTCCGGCGGCGACTTCGGTTAGCGCACCGTTTAGCCAGGGAATAGCATCAATCGCGCGGATCAGCATCGGGGAGATAACCGGGCCGATATTGACACCGACCAGCCCACACACCACGCCCTCGCCAATGCCTTCGCGCAATTTACCTCCACCCCAGACCACGCGGCGAAACGCCACAATAAAGGTGAGAAAAAAACCATTGAGTACCGTTGAATGCGTGGAGTAAAAATCCACCATTGTGTCTATCCAGCGCGGATCTTTTTCTGGCATTTTCATGTCCGTTACCCCCTTTGGGGAGCCGTGGCTGTGGCGATTAGTCCCACAGCTGAATCATGTTCTGCTGTGCCGGTGCGGTGGTGTCGGGCAATTCAAGCCAGTAACCGGCAGGCAGTACCGGCCCCCGTTCAGCCAGCCCCGGATTGGCCTGATAAACAGCCTCAGTCACCCCCTCGGTGCGGCCGTAGTGACGCCAGCACAGCGCGTCCACGGTGTCATACTGTTGAGCCTGAATACGCATTTACACCAACTCGGCAATGCCGCGCTCACGGCCTTGCACATCACTGATGGCCCAGCGGGCATCGCGCCACAGGTCGGTGATTTGTAGGTCAAGGGCATCAGCCCGTTTATTGCCGTCGCCGGTGGTGTCCATATCACGATAACGTTCGGTCAGATTGGCTTTGGCATGGCAGTAAACCGCCCGGCGGTAACGCTGTACCCGCATGGATTCGCCCGCGACTTCTTCGGACTCCACATCTTCCAGCTTCATCACGCCAGCGGCTTCCTGTTCGGTGCGCCATGCGCGTAACTGGCCGTTGGTGTTACTGATGGCTTCGATCACCGCTTCTTTCAGGCGTTCGGTGGTGACATTGCCGTCCAGACGCATCACCTTACGTAAATCACCCAGTGAGATCTCCGGCCAAAACGGCGCGCTGGCGATCGTCACGTCCGGCCCTTCGGGGGGGCTTGCCGGATGTACCGGCTCTTTGGCGAGAAAACTCATAGCATCACCGTTAATAAAATGGGCGGTGGACGCAGTTATCAGGAATAAACCTCATTTCCGCGTGCCGCCCGACGTGCGGGGCACGATTCAGGGGGTACGTTTGTCGCGTACGGTGTGGGTTTAATCTTTGGCTGCGAATTCGGGATTGCTGGCCGCAACCAGTGCGGCTTTTTTCAGGTTCCGTTCCAGTACTTCAATATCTTTTTTCACCCCCACATCGGTGTGCGCGGCTAAAGCCCGCTGCAACCAGATAAGGGCGGACGCCTGATCAGCCAGATTGGTGCTTTGGCGTAGGGTGTAGCCGATGGCTTTAAGCAGCTTGGCGCGGGCTTCGTCCGGCATATCTTTATCCGCCGTCAGTTCTTGCAGACGCAGCAAAATATCAATTTCAATCGCCGGATTATTGGTGGAGGCAATTTTGAAATTCAGCAACGCGGCTTCAGACAGTTGATCGACAACGAAACAAGCGGCGGTGCGCTGGTATTTGTCCGCCATTGGCAGGTTATGGCCGATGACATATTCCGCCAGACGCAATGCATCACGGTATAAACCGGCATCCACTGACCACACCATGCAGGTGGTGACAATTTCGTCACTCTGGCCGGTGTTAGCACTCAGTGCGCCCTCGATCCAGCCGTCATAGGCAGGCAGCATTTCCCGCTTCATGTCTGCGCGGGTGGTATGGGATTGGAATTGCGACAAGCGGCGCTGATCAATACGCAACCGGTGAAGTTGTTGTTCGTAGGCGGAGCCTTGCACCGCATCGTCCTTGGTGCCGCGTCGTTCGGCCATCACTTTGTCATAATGGCGTTGTGCTGGAGTTAACATCATGCCCCCTCGGCGTAATGGGGCGGCAGAGCCGCCCGTCAGTGACTGGCGACCGTTAAACCGGTTCACCGGCTTTGATGCCTTCAATCAGGCAACCCAAACCGTAATCCTCCACGCAATAAGCCTCGTTATCTGACTCATAGGTGGTGACGCGGTTAAATTCCGGCTCCTCTTTGAGGGTGCGGCGGTGTGTTCCTTCCTGCACATAGATAGCCAGATTGTCGAATGTGGTAATAAACATGGCATCGGCGGGGAAGAACGGTGCGCGGTAGGTCTGCATACCGCCGATTTGCTTCTGCGATACCAACATCTGACCGGCCAACGCTTCAGTGTTCGGATTGCTGCCGCTGACGGTGTTCAGCACTGGGAAATACTTATCCGCCAGCAGTTTGCGGCCACAGATAACAATCAGGCCGGTGTCATCCTGATACCACGGGTCGATCAGGCTGTTGACCGCATCAAAAGCCAGTGAATCAAGGTTACCGTACTGCCCCTTGGTGATAAGTTTGTTGTCCTCATCACGGGTGGATACCATCACATCAGACATCACGCGTTGAGGTGCAAACAGACGGTATTTTTTCAGCCAGCCGATATTCACGTCCTGTAATAACGGGTTAGCGGCAATATCTGACTTGGCGGCGACTGATGTCCCGTTAAAGCCGATCATGATGCGATCCAATGCTCGGCGCGTAATAATTTGATTGGTCACACGCGTTTTAAAGTCACGTTTACCGGCCCATGCATCCAGGCGGGCATAGCTGATATAGGTATCAGAGTTGGTCTGTTCGCAGCGGTACTTTCCATTATCTTCAATGGTTTCCGGTGAGTTCGGTTCACGGCGGACCGTTGTCGAGGTATTGCGGCTGGCGATCGGGCCACTAACACCAATGCCAATGCGCTGCCCCTCCTGTTCCGGGACAAGGTTTACATTGATGCGTTTTAGAAAGTCACTGGAGTGCTGGATCTTATCTTCCAGTGTTTGAGCAACGGACGGAGCCACCGTAAATTGTTTAGTGACTCGATCTACAGGCAGGCTGTTAAGTCGGGCCTGTGCGGACAGATATTCGTCCCATTTATCACGTGTTTCATTTCTCATGTTCTTAATTCCTGTGGATTAAATAGGGCGATTTAGCAGTTGATAGTGTCGTCAGCACTGCCTTCCGGGCCACCTTTAGCCGGTGGGCGACTGGTGTGTTGACTATCTTCGTCTTGTAGCTTGGTCGTCAGCGCGGCAAACGAGGTGGACAACTGGGACAGTTGGCCTTTTAGTTCAGTCACTTCCTGTCGGCTGGCGGTAAATTGTTGCTGGGTTTCCAGTACGGTTTTCTGGCTCTCAGCAATCACCTGCACCGCTTGGCGAATATCGTCCAAATTGCCATCGGTTTTGCGTTTGGCACCAAATAGCAGGTCTTTAATCTGTTCGGTGAATTTCTTGCTGGTATCGTCTACCGGCTGGATTTCATCGAATTCAATCAGGGTTTCTTCCAGTGCGGTAAACAGACAATCGTCGGATTGTTTGCGGCCAGCCAACGGGTGTGGCTTACCGGCGGCAACTTGTTGCGCGCAGAACTGGATCATTTCCGTGCCCAGACTGCCTGGGTTATCGGTCAGCGCCAGCCCTTTTAGGTAAGCGCGGCCGCTGTCGGCGAAGTTGGGGGAAAACTGGATAGAGGTGTAGACCTTCTGACGGCTCTTATTCAGCGTCAGCATTTCATCCGTTGGATTGATTTGTGCCAGCAAAGCCAGCTTGCCTTTCAACGGGCCGTCACTGATTTCTTCAGTCTTGACGGCTGTCACATCACCATAGCAACGGAATACGCTATCGGGCATCAGGCTTTTATAGTGCTCCAGATCGACGCGGGCACCAAAAACCGTTGGGTTATAGGTCAGCGCGATATCTTCCAGATCCTGACGGTTAATCGTGCGGCCATCTGCGGCGGCCCCTTCAACGGCAACGCGGAAAAACTTGGATAATTTAGGCATATAACAATGCTCCGGGTATCAGCAATTGGTGTGCAGTAAGCAGCGGACACCATCATCACCCCTGCGGCTAAACCCGCGCAAAGCCTTGTTATTGTAAGAGACCTGCTACAACTTTATCGCCTCGCCGACAGTCACGCGGGCGCGATAGCCTAGCTTCATGAGCAAATTAGCCCCCGATTCTGTCCGCGATGCCCGTAGTCTCTATTGGCAGGGATACCAGATATCCCACATCGCCAAGTTGACCGGTTTCAACGTGCATACGCTGTACTCTCGGCGCAAGCGCGAAAACTGGGACAAAACCGCGCCCCTCGACCGAGTGCGCTTTACAACTGAAGCCCGTTACAACCAACTGATTGATAAAGCCGATAAGAGTGGGCGGGATTTTAAAGAAATAGATTTGCTGGCGCGCCAACTGGTGCGCTTTGACCGTCAGCTAAATAACGAGGGCGGCGAAGGGCGCAAGAAGTTGCCGAAAAACCATTTCACTGATGAGCAGATCGCGCAACTGAGAACGCGGTTTTACGAGGGGCTATATGAGCATCAAAAGCGCTGGTATAAAGCCAAAAGTCTGGCGGTTACCATCAGGAATATCCTCAAGTCGCGCCAGATTGGGGCAACCTGGTATTTTTCCCGCGAAGCCTTGGTTGACGCACTGGAAACCGGTCGTAATCAGATATTCCTGTCCGCCTCCCGCGCTCAGGCGCATCAGTTCAAACGCTTTATTATCAAGTTTGCCGCCGAGGTGGGCGTCGAGCTGAAGGGCGATCCCATTATGCTGTCCAACGGGGCCGAGCTGCATTTCCTCGGCACCTCGGCGGCGACGGCGCAGTCGTATACCGGCAACCTCTATTTCGACGAATATTTCTGGACCAGCAATTTTATCAACCTGCGCAGTGTGGCCGCTGGTATGGCAACACAAACCGGGCTGACAGAAACCTATTTTTCTACCGTCTCCAGTGAGGAACACGAAGCCTATCGTTTCTGGTCGGGTGAGCTGTTTAACGACGGTCGCAAAAAGGCTGACCGTGTCACCGTTGATATCACGCACAAGAATCTGAAAAACGGCAAGATCTGCACGGATATGCAATGGAAGCAGATTGTTACCGTCAAAGATGCCGCCGCGTTGGGCTTTGACCGTATTGACGTGGACGATCTGATCGCCAAGAAATCCCCGGATGAATTTAACAATCTGTACATGTGTCAGCCCATCACCAACGGTGAGCGGCCGTTCTCATACAGTGAGCTGATTAACTGCGGGGTGGATGGCTGGAACGCGGATGTGTGGGACGACTGGCGGCCGTATTCACCGCGGCCATTGGGCAATACGCCGGTGTGGATTGGTTATGACCCCAACGGGGAAGGCGAAGGGGGGGACAGTGCCGGACTGGTCGCCATCGCCCCGCCACAGGTCGAAGGGGGCAAGTTCCGCGTGCTGGAAGCCATTCAATTGCGTGGCATGCCGTTTGAACTTCAGGCGGAGGAAATCAGGAAAATGACCCAGCGCTATAACGTGCAGTTTATCGGTATTGACGGTACTGGTATTGGTGGGGCTGTACATACGATTGTGCAGGGATTCTTCCCAACGGCCGTGAAATTTGTTTATAGCATCAGTGTGAAATCCGCCCTGGTACTCAAGGCGCAAATGGTCATGCGTCGGGGCCGTTTTGAGTATGACGCTGGGCTAAGTGTGATTGCTCAATCCTTTATGACTATCCGTAAATCAGTGACACCGGGCGGAATGGTGACTTACGTTTCCGACCGTTCCAAAGGGGCCAGTCACGGCGACGTGGCTTGGGCCATCATGCATGCATTGCAAAACGAACCGATTGGCGCAGAAAACGGCGGCACCGGCGGCGGCTTTGTTCAGGAGTTTTAACCGTGGAAATGAATACAACTTTACCCGCAGCAGTCACGACGGGAGCACCGCCAGCCCAGCAACCTATATCGGCGATGGAGTCTTTTACTTTTGGCGACCCGACACCGGTATTGGATCAGCGCGACTTATTGGATTGCATGGAGTGCGCCCGCAATGGCGATTGGTACGAGACGCCGATCAGCTTCTACGGGCTGGCGCGTATTTTTCACTCGGCCATTCATCACCAATCACCGCTTAACTTTAAACGCCGGGTGCTGATGAGTTGTTACCGTCCGCACCCACTGCTTTCCCGCGCCGATGCCGGGGCATTTGTGCAGGATTTTCTGGTGTTCGGCAATGCCTATCTTGAATTGCGCAAAAATAGACTGGGTGGCCCGCTGGCGCTAAAACATGTTCCGGCCAAATACATGCGGCGGGGGAGTAATCTGGATCAGTATTGGTTTGTGAGCTATGAGAAAGAGGACTACGCCTTTGCGCCTGGCTCGGTGTTTCATCTGGCCGAGCCGGATATCCATCAGGAAATTTACGGCTTGCCGGGGTATCTGGCGGCCATCCCGTCGGCGTTGCTCAATGAGGACGCTACGCTGTTCCGGCGCAAGTATTACATTAACGGCAGTCATGCCGGGGTGATTGTCTATCTGTCTGACGCCATGCAGAACGATACTGATGTGCAGGCGTTAAAGCGCACCCTGACCGATGCCAGAGGGAAAGGGGCATTCAAGAACGTATTTGTGTACGCGGCAGGCGGGAAGAAAGACGGCCTGCAAATCATGCCTTTTAGTGAGATAACCGCCAAAGATGAGTTTAACGGCATCAAGAACGTGACCCGCGATGATTTGCTGGCCGCACACCGTGTGCCGCCGCAACTGATGGGGATCATGCCGACCAATACCAGCGGCTTTGGGGATGTTGAGAAGGCGGCGAAGGTGTTCGCCATCAACGAGCTGTATCCCATCATGGAAGATCTGAAAGCCCTGAATGACTGGTTGGGCGTGGATGTATTCCGGTTCAACCCCTACGCACTGGCCGAAGTTTAAGTTTGACTCACCGATTCATTCAATAATTTTCATCCTTACCCACACCGGCGCGCCCTGCGCCGCGTGCACTTCCCCCATCACGCTATAACGCGCTGTGCGGCCCATAGCAAGGTGCACGCCTCACGCATCCGATCACGACACCCATCACACGAATGCATATCACCATGACCCAAAAGCGGCGCATCAGCCGGAGGTGCCCGACCTCCCTTAGACCCTTCAGCGCGCGATTGTCTCCCCTCCACGCCTGCACGCAAAAAGGGTCGCTTTTTGTGCATTTGTGCAAGTGGCGGCAGGCCGCGCCAGTTCTGGGCTGAAAGGGGCGAAACAGCATCAAAAATATTGTGCAATTGTATGCAGAATTACAGTGTGACATTAGCAGAGTGTTTTGAAGATGATTTTGTGGTGATGAGAATTATATTGAGTACTTATAACACCATGTCGAGCGGTGTAACCAAGATAGACACGAACTTGTACTAACTTCAGATTGAAGGATGGAATTCAATGTGTAAAACTCAATTCACAGTTTTGTATTGGCTCTGATTGATACTCATTAGCCTGCTCGGATTCTTATCTGTTTGATAAATGTTCAGATGAGTGATCTTTAATCGAATAAATCATAGTTAGTTTGTATACTATGGAAATGAATGAGAATTTCATGATGGATAATTTAGAATTACTCCCTGGCACACTTCAAACAGAAAATAACCCAGCGGAAAAACATGTCTGGAACCTACTAACCAACATATTAGACGGAACTGAGGGATTCCTAGGGTTTCGCGTATTACCTTTAGGCAATAAAATCATTAGAGATACACCTTCTTTTACCATAGTATCAAAGACATATGGTGTTATATTTATTGATATTGTATCAGATAAAATTATTTCTATTGATGAAGATGATTGTTGGGAACTAGAGAACGGAGAGAAAATTTTTTCACGGGATGCAAATGTGGAATTCTTTTCTGACGAAGCAAATAAAAGATTAAAAAAATCGACTAAATTATATAATAGAAAGACTAAGGAATTTGGATTCTCAATCCAAAGTATTATTGTCTTTTATTCTAATACTGATGAGGAAATAAAAAATTTAGATCTTGATGATTATCTTTCTAGTCATTATGTTTCCTCTAATGATATTGAACGCTCACTAAAGGAAACGATATTTTCATTTAAAGGTGATGAGTTAACGGAAGAGTATATTGATAATATATACAGTACTCTTGAAGGTACAAATGCATATGAAGTAAAACGTATTTTCGAGAAAGAATGCAAAACTGTTAACGATTTTATTCAGAAGTCATTAAATATTACTTTTAAACAAGATAAAACTCAAAGACAGATATCACTTCAGTTACCAGAAGGGCCGCAGCGTATACGTGGGCTGGCAGGTACTGGGAAAACAGTAGTTCTATCTTTAAAATCAGCATTGACACATTTTCAATATCCAGACTATAAAATACTTTATCTATTCAATACTCAAAGTTTATACAATCAGATTGAACGTCTAATATCTGAGTATTATATCCCAGAAGCGCAAGCAGTCCCAAATTTTAACAAGTTGGAAATATTACACGCATGGGGTGGTAGGGGAAAGGCTGGATTATATTATAATCTTTGCCAAAAGTATGGCATTACGCCACTGACTTGGAGTGATGTTCGAGGACAAAGTGATGGAATTGAGGTTATTTATAATCATTTATTGAGAAAAATTGGTGATAGCCTAAAGGAAGAATATGATTTAGTTTTGATAGATGAGGCTCAGGATTTCCCCAAAGCATTATTTGAGGTCATATATAAAATTACAAAAAAACCGAAAAGAATTGTTTGGGCGTATGATGAGTTCCAATCACTAAAAGAATTGAAAATTAGAGGCCCTGAGGAATTATTTGGCACAGGCACTGATGGAACACCAAATATAAAAAGTGATGACCTAAAAGGAACCTATGAAGGGGGCATAAAAAAAGACTTCATTTTAGCCAATTGTTATCGAAATCCAAGAATGACATTGATGGTTGCGCATGCGATAGCTCTGGGTTTGTATAGTGATAGAGGACTGGTTGATAGTATTGACTCAGTAAGTGATTGGGCATCTTTAGGTTATGAGGTGCATGAGCCTCAAAAATCTGTAATAGAAGAAAATGATCATGTAGTGATAGAAAGACCTTCAAGACACAGTCAAAATAAATTAGAAACTTTTTTGAATGACCAGAAAAAAAGTCCTCGTAACTTATTAAAAGTTAACCGTTTTGAAAATGAAGTCGAGCAATTAGAGTCTGTGGCAGCTGAAATTAAACGCTTAATTTCAGATGAGCAGGTGGCTCCAGAGGAAATAATCGTTGTAACACTTGACACTCGCAATGCAGAAAATACTTTAGGACTCGTGAGATCACTTCTTAATAAAGTCGGTGTAAATGCAATTACACCTGGTTTCATTGAGAAAAGTTCAGCCTTCAAAGAGGAAGGATTTGTAACGTTAACTACGCCTTTCAGAGCAAAAGGTAATGAAGGTAATGTGGTATTCGTTGTAAATTGTCATAAGGTTTATGAAGATATTAACTTCAGAGGAAGAAACTCCTTTTTTGTTGCAGTTACCCGCTCCCGTGGTTGGTGCCATTTATATGGAAGCGGGAATAATATGGGACTCCTCGTCAAAGAAATTGATAAAATTAGAGCTGATTATCCAATGTTCAAGTTTACTCGACCTGATGATGAAACCATTCATAGACGTAGAGTTATACTTTCTAAAGATGAAAAAGAACTTAAAGAGACCACTGCAACTATCGACCGATTGTTAGAAGAAGATAGAGAAGTTCTTATAGAACAACTTAAGTTAAAGGGGATAATATAATGACTAAAGAAGACATTATTAGATTCCTAGATTATATAGGGAGTGAATACTCCAAAGTTATCCTGAGTAGTAACTACTGTCAGCTTGGAGAAAATATTTCATGGGGTCGCTATAATAAAGGAATATACAATCGAATCCTTTATTCTAAAGAATATGAAACGTTACTTAATGAAAGGCAGTATTCTTTTTTGCTTAAAGATAAATCATTTATTCAGTTCTATTATGAATTTGATGATAAAGAGTTGATTAAAGCAAAATTATGTTATTATCCCTACCCTCTAAATAATAAAGAGGATGATGTGGATTTGTCAGAATATCTAGAAGAATCAGGGAGTGAGGCTCTTGATGTCTACTATTATGGCTTCATAGAGTTAATAGAACATGGTATAATTTCGACCAATAGCTCTCATATAAGATTTGACTATGATAGTGATGTGAAAACCCATTGTAAATCGCATATCCAATATAGCGGGTTAAATACAGTAAGAATTCCTATGAATCATGTAATTAACCCTCTGATATTTTTTGATTTTATAATTACTAATACATCATTAAATGCTGAGGTTCAGCAGGTAAGAGACAAGAGATCATATTCAACAAATCTAAGACAAGCGGAAAAAAACATATTACATATATCCTCTGAAAAAGGTTTGCATCTAAATTACATAAATTTATGATATTAACAACCGCTAGGTTTGGTTTCAGATGGAACTCGTGAAACGGGTTCCTTCATGTCTCGATTCTTATATACTTAATTTCATTTGATTAAACTATCAATAAAGTAGATTTAAACACTCTATATGCATGTCCATCCCCAAAATCCACCTTACCCCCCATCACCAATGCTCGCAATTCCCACGGCTCCGGCTCTATGCCAATTTTTCGCAGGAAACTTAGCGCCTGATCTGCTAACTCACCGATAGGCTGATACTGAGCCTCTATGTCTGCTTTTTTTACCTCGCGATTATCAGAGACTTTCTTACCTTTATCCCCATCATTCCGTATCCGGTCGGCCAGTTCTCGCCGTTCCTTACACCCCATATTCTCAAAAAGTTGGCTGGTTTGCTGGTGATAACGTTTTATCTGTTTAGCCGTGGCGTTTTTTGGCAATTTTGGGTAACTAAATTCTGCGGTTGGCGGGGTGCTTTCAACCGATTTTTCCGGTTGAGGATCGCTACCGCGTACAGTTATTGACAGAACTCCAAGGGGCGGCGGGCCACCCTGAACGTCAACAGAAAAATCTGCATCAGCTTTGATTTTAGGGACAATTTTGTAAGTGGTGGTGCGGGTATAGATAATTGAATTAGAACCCGATTCAGGGGCAAATACGCCAGTGATCCGGCTGACGTTATCCCCGTAATCGTTGCCATTCTCGGTGATGTCGTAATTGAGCCTTACGCGCAAATCTTTGCGGGCGACTAACGGGCCGCCTTGCGCGAGGGTGTAACCCGCCCAGTTGCCCTCGTCAGCGGCAACCTGAGCCGGTGATATCTCTGGGAATAAACGCAGCTCCTTGTCTCGCAGACGGCGTAATTCACGGTATACCGTGACTGGTGCGCCACCTATTTGCTGAAACTGGCGAATACGCCAACGAGACGCCCAGGCACTGACGCGCTTTGCTGTTTCCTTCAGTGGTTTTCCACTTTCGTCGTCCAGCTCATCGTCAAGCGCGTAACCGTCGATATTCTTTGATATATATTTGGCGATGTAGCCAGTGGCGCTACCCAGTTCTTTATCAATGGGGACCACATGAAAACGGGCTTTAAGCGCTTCTTGTGATTGCAACTCTTCTGAATCTTCCCAACGGGCATAGGTGCAAAAAATATCGCGAGCTGGTTCGATATCAGCAGGCAGCATAAATAGCAGCATATGCCAGTGGGGTGTTTCGTCATGGTGAGGTTCCGCCACTCGAAAACCGAATACTCGGATACCCGCGCGTTTCCACGCTGCACGAACCTGTGACCAGATACGACATAGATACTTCTGTGTTTGCCGTGGACTGGCACCATGCCATTTGTGGTTGCGCTTGCCACTGTTGTGCATGGAATGGAATTTCGACGGCGCTGTTAAGGTGTAGAAATCACCGGCTAAATTCTCTTGTTCCGCGATATCCTCAAACCCGCGCATTCGTGTCATTAATTCGCAACGGCGGATCGCAGGATTGGCTATGCTGCCGTCGTATTTATCAACCAGCGAAATCCGGTTTCCGTCCTCATCTTCCAGCTCAAACGCCTGTAAGAATTCACGGTTAGACCTCTTCTGTGCTTGCCATTCCTTGAGGGTGGGATCACTGCAATAGGGGGCTGATTTGGCGTGCACGTAACCCGCCGCAATCATCAGGTGTTCACGCCACTGATCATGGATATCTTTCAGACGGCGTAACCACCATGAAGGGGACTCAATACGGGCAGTGGCACGTAATGCTTCGTCCGCTGTCATCGTTTGATTTTCGTATAATCCCCAGCCCGGCGCGTTGGTATTTAGCTGACGAGTTAAAAAACCGATATAACCATAGCCGGACACAATTGCGGTTTCAATATCACCATCAGGTAATCCCATTTGATGGTCATATTCGCGGATAAACTCGCCAGTCATGCAATCTGACAGACGATAGGCCAACCGTTTGATCTCTCGCTTGCCATAGTAAGGAATACGGCGGAAATTATCGTAGAAAGGGAGTAATACATGGGATCGAATATCAATCTGATATTGCTCTGTTACACAGTCCACACGCGGCAATAGGTACTTTTCAATTGAATTAATTAAGTAGCTATTGGCTCGTTTGGCTCCACTGTTTTGTTTAATGTTCTCCACCCGTAGGGTGTAGTAGCGGCGGATATAGTGAGGCAGAGACTCAAGGCGGCGCATAACACGCCGCGCACGAGGGATAGGTTCATTAATTTGACCAAAGCGTCTGAATAAATCCTCGCTGATTGGCTTCTCACTGGCAGCAGTCGCAATCGCTGGTCGCGGCGCATTCCATGAGTAAGCCCCGGTAAAGGTTTCAGTGTTACCGGGGTAAGGTTGAGACGGGGTTGGGGGGCGGCGTGAGTTCCGTCCCCCCATTATGCTATCCCGCGATAGTGTTTCTTTTTCTCTTCATGGAGTTGCTGGCAAGTGACACAAAAAATCACCCCCGGCACGGTAATGCGCCGTTGCTCTGGAATTTCAGCCTCGCAGGATGCACAGATAAAAGCTGATGCTGTGATTGGCTTACTGCGGGCTTTAGCGATCTGCATGGCTAATAACATCTCTTGCCGTTCCTGGGCGATATCCATTAAATCAGGCATCAGTGTTGCCCCTCAGATATGGCCTTGAGGTTTTCAGCAACCTGGCGGATTAATTCGATAGCTTCAATGCTATTAAGCTCACGCTGAGAAATATGATCGGAAAGGGTGGTTAACTTTTCTGATAGATTAAGCGCAAAGGTTTTGCGTTCTTCTATTCGGGCATTATTTAGATATTGATGCATGGCTTCAGTCGAAACGGATATTGCGGCAAGTCTGCGATTCATCATTTTGCTATTCCTCGTTTTCAGGCAATAGGAATCCCGGCGGGGTATAAAACGCCTGCCTGTGGTTTTCTGGTAATTAATTACGGGTCTTGATTGATTACAGCATCAGCATCGGGCAATTCTTTAGGAAATGAGGCCGTTAATTCCGCTAGTTCCCTCATCGCCTTAATAACAGCCAACCGATCCGCTTTCTCCAACTCATGAAACTTCAGTTTATGTTTATCCCGATGTAATCCAGCAGTGAAATAGATCAAACCTCTGTGGCGAAATGACACTCCTGATAAAAATGCAGTAACTCTATTCTTTCCTTTTAATACCTTATTAAGCATTAAGCGGACATTAGCTGTTTGAATAAGGCCGGTTTTTATTTGCTCCGCTGTGAGTTCAATAGCTCTGGCAGACTTTTGCATCGGCAATACCTCCGGCCAAGAGGAATTAAGCGGATAATTCCATAAGGCGGGCAATTCCTCATCTGATGTAGTTGATCAATGTAAGCCGTGGCTTGTACTTGTGCGTCAAACTTGCCATAAGACTGATGACTCTGGCTCACCTGATAACGAGCCATCAGGGTTATTTTGTTAGGTTTCAGGCGGATAATAGAGAATCCACGATAAACGCAGGTATGTTCGCTGACTTTTACCAGCACATTACATGGGCTAATCAATTCATCATCTCCACATAGCGCTCAGCTTTATAACGGGTGTTTAAGTAAATCGCGTATAGGTTCACTTCACGCTTTGCGCCTTTCTTCTGCTGGATGATGGGTAAACGACCGGTATCAGCTTGGGTACGGACGGTGTTTGGGTTAATCCCTTGACGTTTGGCATAGTCAGCGATGGACTCTGACAGTTTATCGCCAAAAGGATAATCTGTAGGCAACTCCCTGATAATTGAGGTATTCAGACTTCTATTCTGTTTCTTTAGCATAAGTGCTACCCTCTAGGAACACGCAGTTTTAAGTCATTTAGGTCATTTGCGAATGACCTTGATATGAGGGTAGTCATTTGGACGTGACCTTGTCAAGTATTTACGCACAAAAGCTAAAAGCCATCCGCAAAGCAGAAGGGTTAACTCAGAAGTCTTTTTCCGAACAAGCAGGCATTCCACTCGGAACAATTAAGAATTATGAAACGGGTCAGGTGGAGGCGGGGCTAAAAGTTATTGAGCTGGTGGTTAACAACCCACAGTTTAAAAAATACACGATGTGGCTAATGACAGGGGATGTTGCGCCGGAAATCGGTCAGATCTCCCCTGATCTCTCCCCTAATGGGCCAGAAAGCACATCTGCGAACCCAAAAGGCCAGAAGGTTGGCTAATCGCCTATAAAGTAAAAAATCGTTGGGGCAAGGGCGGGATTTGTTACGAAAGGAACTTCTTCGATGAGTATTAAGTCACTTGGCGCTGAAGGTTATAGGGTTGATCTACGCCCACAAGGCCGTGCAGGGAAGCGAATCCGCAGGAAATTCAAAACCAAAGCTGAAGCGCAGCAATATGAACGCTGGGCCATTGCTACACAGAATAATAAAGATTGGGTAGATAAACCCGCAGACCAAAGACCGTTGTTAGACCTAATCGAACTGTGGTGGAAACATCACGGCCAGAATATGAAAGATGGGGTAAAGCGAGCGCATAAATTACGCGTGATGGCCGCAAAAATGGGCCATCCCAAAGCGAGCCAAATCACACGCACATTCTTCTCTGACTATCGCGTATTGCGGTTAGCTGAAGGTAAAAAAGCAAAGACTGTTAACCTCGATCAGGAAATGCTAGGTGGTGTATTTTCCGTTCTTATCGAATTGGGACATTACCATAGTGAGCACCCACTGAAGGCAATGAAAAAAATCAAGTTGCCTGCTCAGGAAATGGGCTTCCTAACAAATGATGAAATTAGGACTTTGCTCAGTCGATTAGAAGGAGATCATCTGAAGGCGGTGAAGTTATGTCTCGCGACGGGTGCCAGATGGGGCGAAGTCGCCAAGCTTCGCAGAGATGAGATTATCGGTAATAAGGTGACTTACCTCGATACAAAAAATAGCAAGAATAGAACAGTCCCTATATCGCATGAATTATGCGAGCAATTAATCGATGGAATTAAAACAGGGCCGTTATTTAAGTCTTTAAATTATCCCTATGTAAGAATCTGCGTCAAAGAAGTTGCTCCGGGCCTACCCGCAGGGCAAGCCGTGCACGTTTTGCGCCATACTTTCGCCAGTCATTTTATGATGAATGGTGGCAACATTCTGGCGCTCCAGAAAATATTAGGGCATTCAAATATTTTACAAACAATGAATTATGCGCACTTTGCACCTGATTATCTGGAAGATGCGGTAAGATTTAATCCCCTTGAAGACTTAAAGGAGATTGATACGTATGCCGAATAAAATTAAGGTTCCACTGGAAGGTTTATATGTTTCTTCCCTCCCAGCAGGAGAACGCATTGTTGTTACAGAAGTAAGCGTGGTTGACGATGATGAAGATGATGAGGTCTTTTTCCTCGTCACGTTCGTTGAAGAAGGTGATGAAAACGACATGTCTGCGCCAGGGTTTGAACTTAATCCTGAAGAGTGGCAGCAATTTGTTAAGGAGAACAAATTGACCTTTGTCGGGTAA